AGAAACGTGACCAGTCAACACTGTAGTCTACGATCTCATCTTTATCTTTATCGGGCCACTTATATGACATAACTATTCCTTACGCTGCAATATAGACAGTATTGCTACCTTGTTGTTCTTGTATGTAAACTGTGTAATCTTCTTCTGCAATGTGTACTGTAGCGCTACCCTCATATGCAGAAACAAAGAGAGTTCTACTTGTGCTGTAGTCATCTGCAAAGTCTTGATACGGGAATCTCACCGCTACAGGGTCATCTAAGTTGCGATACAGATTAGCTAGGACACCAGATAATGCAGAGGTAGCCTTAGCATCATACTCAATAGTATCAGCACTTACAGAAGCAATAACACTACCTGTAGTTATATTGGATTCTGCATCAAAGTCAACACTTGTTACATTTGTTACCGAAACAGCTGGGGGTATAAACGCTCTGGCCTGTGCATCCTCATCAGCGAAGTCACCGATATAAATAGTAAGGAAAGCAGACACTGCAGAAGGTACTACGTTTGCCTTACCAAACACATCAGCAAAGTCATTCACAGAGGTGCTGCTTATTGTACCTGTAGTGGTAATGTTAGCCTTAGCATCTACATCACCAAACTGATCTGCCTCACCTGTAGCTACAGCACCTGTAGGGGTAATGTGTGCTAAGGCTTCATAGTCTAACGTACCTGTAGTGAAGCTTGCTGTAGCAGCGCTGGGCGTTACATCAGCCTGTGCCGCATAGAGTACATCACTAATGGCTGTGCTTGCTATAGCGTCTGCTGTAGTTATTGCAGCTTTAGCATCAAATAGTATGTTAGCCGCTGTTGATGCAGAAACACTAGCTGTGGTATGTAATGCTTTAGCATCAAAGAGCATAACTCCAGGTGTGGACTGACCTAAAGTAGAAGCTAAGAAAGCTAAAGCTAGAGAAGCAGTAGTAGCCTGTGAGAGTGGTGCTTGAGAGAGTGCTGTAAAGCCTAACATTGTACGTCCTTACTCAGGCTTAGTCGGCCATGTAATGTCGTGTGGAAACCCAGATTGCTGTGGTACATCTAGTAACGCTTGACGGTATGCAGACCATGCAGCCTGTGACCAGATACCAGCCCAGCGCAGTGCATTACCAGCAATAGCATCTACTTCTAGGAGTCGATTGTCACGTTCAGCACGAACCTGTGCGGCTGCGGCTGCATCTAGCTCTGCCTGTGTAGGTTCCTGCCAGACGCCATCCGCAAAGGTATGTAAAGGACTGGGACGAAGAGCTACACGTTTAGTCCCTTCAGCGTAGGATTTGATGGTATCTTCAGACGGCTCTGAGTTAGTCTGCCAATACCCCAATTCAGGATGATAATAACCATACTCCATCAGCGAAGCTCCCTCACTTCATTAACTGCACCTGTTAACTTATAATACCAACTATTTGGTATGATGGCACTTATGTGATACTGTTCATAAGCACCATTACCACCAGCGGCGTTGTACGCTACACGCAGAGTTACCGAGGTACTAGTCCCTACATACAAACTCGCAGATGAACCGCCACATGACGCAGCTAGTTCAATTGGCATGCCTGAAGTATTCTGGTAAACTGTGTTTGAAGTGCGTGTAACAGCTTGCCAAGTTTGACCAACACCAATACTTGAGATGTCTCCGCTATCAAAGTTGTCATCACCTCTAATTACACTAGGCATATCATTCCACCGTTACGTTAGGGATAGGTTGTATTGCTTTGAGTTCAGCAGGAGTAGTAGCTGCGTCAATGCTTGCTAGTGAAGGTGCATCACGCAAGGCTTGCTTGTCAGAGATGATCTGTGTCGTGTCAGCGCCTGTCTCAAGTGCCTTCATGTAGGCTGTGTCTAGTGCAGCCAATGGCTCAATACGAGCTTGACGTATCTTGTCACGCCAGATGTCCTTGGCTGCTGTCATGTCTACAGAGATGACCCCTGCATCTGCATTAGCTTCCCAAGCGCCACGGAATGTGCGCTCTGCTGGTACTTCATAGTCTGCGGCGTCATAAGATGTTGCGCCTATCTTGATAAAAGTTTGTGTCATTTTGTTGCTCCGTGACTAATACTTATAGCGTTACCGTTGTCATAACCCTTGGGCTGTCCTGTGCGCTTTGTATGTTTCTGATGGCACAAGTCCATATCTGTACCTGTGAAGTGCTGTATGTTCCTTTCGGCTCGTGCCGACCTCGACCATCATACCCATCATTACTTTGAGCATCGCCTGTGGCGCAGTAGTTAGAGCTGCCTAAAGCTGAAGAAAAGTTTATGCCATAATTCCCACCACCGATGTCTGTTATGCTTGACACATTTCCACTGTCTGATATGGACACCGTTCCAGTGCCTACAAAGGTGGACCAAGCCCGTGCAGGATAAAGACCAGCGCCACCTGTAGTCTGTAGGTTATCTACCTTAATCGTACTCATGCTGCTAACCTCCACGCATTACGGAACTGTCTGTCAGACGGTACATCTGCTGTCTTAACAATCTTAAACATTGGTCTGTTGTACTCCACCGACCAGATATGACGAGGGATGTCTTTCATAATGAGATACTCAATAGCTTCTTCTTCTGTGAGGGGGCCGATACGAGGCGCTGTCCACTGTGCTGCATGTTTCTCTGGGTCATGCTTAAAGGTGTCGTGGCGACCCTCAGCTATGGCTTGTTGCTCATCGTCTTGCAAAGCCCAGTAGACGGATATGGGTGGCAGTAGCCCAGCCTTAGCTTCTTCAAGCCAGTTGTCACTAGGGACAAGCACCATTGCGGGTTGCTCTGGTTGCTCTGGGTCTTCAAAGATTACTCTGTACTTGCCCATAATCTAAACCGATGCCAATAGGCCGACAGACGGAGCGTCTACATAGGAAGTATTATAGGAGCCTACCTTACAATGCGCTGTGGTTCGGGTGTGATCCATGTTTCCGCCTGTATAGTTGTTAGAAAGGTACGACCAGTGGCTACTGTCTTGGTAACTGATAGTACCATCAGCATAGTATGTAGCGGTGTTGAAGTTACTAGAAAAGTTAAATTGGTACTTACCTGCCGCAATATCTGTAACCGATGAAACGCCCTTTGAAGTCTGAAGAGAAACAGTACCTGTCCCGTTAATACAACTAGTAACAGCTGCGCCGCCACCTACATTACCAAGGTCTACATCTTCGTCAGGTAGTGTAATAGTCCGTGCTGAGTTAGTATTGGGCGCTGTGAGTGTAACACTGCCCGACCCACTAGCATTACCCTGTAGTTTAATAGTAGCCATTTAGATAACCGTCCATGTTTCGCCAGCACCGACTGTTACAGTCACACCGGAGTTAATCGTGATAGGGCCAGCACTCATTGCGTTCTTACCATTAGTGATTGTGTAGTTAGAAGTAACAGTCTGACCGTTCTCCCAGAATATATCATTCTTAGCACCTGCGTCAATAGGTAACTGAGATGCTACATGAGCAAGTGTTGCCTTGCGAATATAACCATCGTTAGTGTTTACATAAATATCTGACAGTGTTGATGTAGTATTACCTGATGTTGTGTTGATCCAGCCAAACTCTGCATAGCCGTTGCCCTGTGTGCGTACTACACGGTTAGCTTGGTTGTTCCTGCTCTGTGAAGTTAGCTGTAGCCCATCCAATAGGTCAGCGTCTAAGCCAGAACCAGAGCCATCGTTGCCTTGGTGCCAGACTCTATAGTAGTTATTGCCCATTGACCAACCGCCAACGGCAAAGTCATTAATGTCACCCTTTAAGCCAAAGTATGCCGCATAGTCACCGTTAACATGAAACGACATAAACGCATCAGCACCAGACGTATCCTGATAAACCTCAAGTGATGCCTGATCCGATGTTGATGTCTCAAGTGTGTCAGCCGAACGAAAAGATAAGGCGTTACTACCTGTAGCCGTCCATTCATATCCTACACCTTTGCGTAAGAATGAAGAACTATCAATGCCATCCAGCAGATTACTGTCAGCAGCTTTACCTGAAGTGCTTAGCTTCCCGTTAAGAGCAGTCTGTAGACCATCTACATTAGCAATAGTGTGATTATGGCTGTCATCCGCTACAGTAACACTCAGTGTAGCATTACCAGAGCCATCCCAAGAGACAGAACCAGATGCGTCACCAGAGAGTGATAGAGTACGGGCTGTGGTCCATTTGTCTGCGTTGGGATGGTAGTTGTCAGCAAATACACGCTGGTTGGTGTCTACATAATGCACACCTGTTGACTTAATAGTGCCGTTTTGTGCGTCTAGGCCAATACGAGCATTTCCACCCGCTGCAACATACATACCCCATCCACTAAGAACAGAGTTAATACCATCAAATGCAGCATCACTATGCGTATATCCAATACCATACATATTGACAAGATCGGTATCTGTAGGCTGATAATTAGAACCTATAGTATAAATAGGGTTAGTCCTACCGGAATTAGCGCCTACATTATTATAAGAGCCTACTAAGAAGCCAGAGCTATGTGTACCTCTGTGGATGTTAGCGCCACTGTTAAACGTCACGTCACCAGTAATGGTATCGCCAGTGACGTTCACAAAACGACTATCAGCTTCACTCTCAGTATAGTAACGACCATCATGAGTATGGCTATCATTTGCTACAGCAACACTCAGCGTAGCATTAGCAGAACCGTCCCAGCTTACACTACCAGAGGCATCGCCTGAGAGTGATAGGGTACGGGCTGTAGTCCATTTGTCAGCATTGGGGTGGTAGCCATCGTGGAAGACAGTGTTAGAGCCTACCTTTAGACCGTCAAATGTAGCTGTGTGCCACTGAATGTTGCGGTCAGTAAGAATACGACCCCACCCATCTCCATTGTATACGGCTAAACCGCCACCGTCACCACCTGACCAAACTGTGCCATATTCTGGGTCATCATGGAAGTTTTCGTCAAACATGACATCGCCAGCAGCGCCGTAGTCAGTACCTTCGTGGTTGTTGAAGTTAAGTTTACCAATGGCGGTGACGTTATTATCACCCATGTTTAGGCTACCCGTCATAGTATCGCCAGTGACATTCACAAAGCGACTATCAAGGTTAGTAGAAGCAATACCTGTGATATGCCCATACGTATCAAGAGTAATGTCTTGAATGACTGTGCCGCTAGAGTTGTTCACAGAAGCTTGGCTAGATGTGTCAGCATGTGACAAGGTTACGTTACCTGTACCACCACCAGAAAGACCACTACCTGCAGTAATAGTCTGATCGGCTGTAGCGTTAGTCTCACCTGTGTAGCCTAAGTTAGCTAATGTGATGTTACGTGTAGCAAGACCTGTAACGTGACCATAAGTATCTACGTCAATGTCACTCACTACAGCCGCCCCAGTCAGAGCAGTAAGGCTTGCCTGTGAGGATGTATCAGCGTGTGAGATAGTGCGGTTAGAAGTTAAGTCTCCACCACCAGTAAGACCTGAGCCAGCGCTAATAGTACGTGCTGTGGTAGTCTTGCCATCAAGTGCAGTCTGTAGTCCATCTACGTTAGAGATAACATGTGAGTGTGAATCATCTTGTACAACAGCTGTAATAGTAGCATTAGCAGAACCATCAAACGAGGCACTGCCTGTTACGTCACCAGAAAGCTGAATGGTACGAGGTGTGGCAAGCTTAGTGGCAGTACCAGCATTACCTGTCACGTTACCAGTGACGTTACCTGTTACGTTACCAATAATAGCTGCTGTAACTTGGTTGAATGTGACATTAGCTGTAGTTCCTACATCCTGCCCAATAGCAAATGTAGTACCTGTAAGAGTAAGCCCTGTACCAGCGGAATACACAGCAGTCTCAGCGATAACAGTAAACGTAATGTTTGTAGTACCAAAGGTAATAGTGCCACTCGTGTTCATCACGTAGAGTTCACCAGCACCTGTAGCACCTTCTTTAACGAAGTAGGCATCACCTTCACCTAATGCGTTAGGATCAGATGCACCATAGCTGTCAGCGTCTGTAGCACGTGTTAGTACCCAGTTAGTGCTTCCGTCACCTACAGTAGTAACAGTGTAGATACCATTCTGAGTAGCATCTGTTTGTTGATATACAAGTACACGATCACCAGAGCTAAGAGCTACACCATCAATAGTAATAGCTTCCTGTGTACCAGCATTAGTAAGTGTAGCACCTACACCAGCTGTACCGTTGTTATACGTAACAGTCAGGTTAAGAGGAGCCTCAACACGTACAGGCGTGTGATAGTGAATACCAGCAGCAGCAATAGTATCTACATACTCTTTTGTTGCGGCCCCAAGTGCAACAGTAGGATCACCATTAAGGATAAGATTACCCGTCATGGTTCCGCCAGACTTCATCAATGCACCAGCAGCAGCTACGTTAATAGCGTCTGTTACATCCGCATTCTGTTCTACTGTATCAAGTTTTGCACCGTCTGTTGCAACATCACGTCCATCGACAGTACCTGTAACTGTAATGTTAGCAAAGTTTACATCATCACCTGCAAGTGCAGCATGTGCAGCAGGGTATGTCATAAACACGTCTTTAACACCTGCAGAGAAGTTCTCAGCAGATGTACCGTTAGAGCCAGCTAAGACAGTAGTACGGGTAAGAGTGTTACCTGTGTTCCATGTACCTAGTCCTACTTCCCACTCGTCTACACCGGAGGAGGTATGCACAATAGCGTAGTAAGTAGTATCACCATTAGTCATGTAGGACTGGAAAGTGTCAAAGGTAGCAACAGCACCCTCAAGGGAGATACTCCCTGTACCTGTAGAGGTTGTACCTTCTTTGACACGATCTTTGATGATAAACGCCATTGTGCAATAACCTTATAGTTAGTTTAGCTGATACGAATTACAGCGTTAGAAGCGTCTGCTGTTGGGAATACAACAGTGAAGTCACCGCTAGTAGAAGTAACAGTAGTACCAAAGTCAAATACTGCAATAGCAGCGTTGCCTTGAGATGAGTTATAAATGATTGCACCGTCTGCAGAGATAGTCAAGTTAGCGAACACTTCGTCAGCGAAGTCTACGATAGCTGTACTACCCGCTAGAGTAATGGTAGCAGAGTCTAGCTCTTGACCACCAGCAGTGTAGTTAGTACCTACTGCTTCATCTGTATTACCAGTGATGTCAGAATAATTAGTAGTGCCAGAACCATAAGTACCAGCAGGAGAAGCCTTGATAAGAGCCACTTTGAGTGTATCTGTATCCAGATCGTGAACACCCCCAAGAAGCTCTTGCTTGAAGCTGTTGCACATTGCAGTTGTAATAGCCATCTTGAGATGTCCCTTTTATGTGTGAAGAAAGCACAAAGGGGCCAGCATGTAGCCAGCCCCAATGTTAAGCCTATTAGGCAGCGTTGTAGTTAGCAACAATAAGAGCCTCTGGACGCAGGATCTTGCGACCATAGAGGTGCATACCACGAACGATGTCAGCAAAGCTGTCTGGGTCACGGTAGTTCTCTACTTTGTTGATTTGCTCAGCAGAAGCAACAGCCTCGTCCTGACCAGCAACAACTACACCGTAGTTAGTAGCCTGTGCAGTTGTACCGTTAGTACCAGCACCTGTACCCAAGTAAGGCAGGTTGTTGGATACGTAGATACGGAAGCCGTGCAGGTTGTTGAGAACCAAACCGTTCATCAAGCCTGAGCCACCGAAGTCTGCGTTCAGTACACGAGAGTCTTCGTCTTTCAGCATCTCAACAAAGATTGGATCAACAACCATCCAGCGACCACGTGCGTCAACGTTTTGTACGTCAAGCTTACGAGCCATACGTGCAACCACAGTCAAAGGAGAAACAGTTGTCGCAGACAGTGCTGTTGCACCTGGGAGGCGTGGAGCGAGTGGGATGGAGTCACCTGCAGTAGCTGAACCAGAGATGGTCAAGTTACCGAAGTCAGTTGCGTCCAGTTTGTTGTCTGCCAACAGTTCGTCAGTACCAGCACCAGTATTGGCTTTATCGCCAGAAGCTGTTGTGTTGACGGCCCAAGAGCCTGCACCACCAGCGTAACCAGACAAGTAACCCAAGCATTCTTCATCCATGGCGTCTGCCATTTTGTAGGCTGCACGGTTGGCTGCCAATGAGGTGAAGTCTACGTGAGAGAACTGCTCTTCAATGTCATCCATTTTGAAAGCAAAGTAGTTAGCTTTATCAATAGTCAAAGAGAAGTCTGTGTCATCAAGTTTCTCTACGGAGATACCTGTGTGACGCTGCAGAGCGTTGACGGTTACGTCTGGCTCTTTTTGGATGCGAACTGTGTCGCCTTGGTTTGCAATCTCACCAAAGTAAGAGTTGTTGGTGATTGCGTTAGTTACAGCACTTTTACGCAGAGCGATTTGTGCCTGTTTGGAGTAGATAATCGGGGAGAAGTTCCCGTTAAATCCACCACCAGCGGTTCCGATAGCCATAATAATTCTCCTTATAGATATGGCGTGAGAGATATACACTACATATCCACTAAAGAGGCTCGTCTTAGTAGGGTAGTCAGCTATGCTCTAAGGATGGCCGTCCGTTGAGCGCTGGGCCTATAATCTGAGGTAGTTCTTTGATGTGGCTTTAGTGCTTAGTGAAAAGCATGTACAGGCAGTTTATGCCTGACACTGTACATGCCTATAGTTTTATCTATGATTGAATAAGTGTCAAGTTATTTCTTAGACATATCATAAATAAATTTACCAGAGCGCTGAGCTTCAAAGATCTCATCATTGCGCTTCTCGTATTCTTTAAGGCTCATCTTAGCTACTTGTGATTCACTGAGATACCTTGAGGAGTCATCTGCATCCAATGCAGTACGACCTTTAGCTTTAACTGAGGATGCAGCCGCTTTGTCTGAGCTAGAGCTACTCTTAGTCTTGATACCTTTATCTGACTTATACAGATCAATAACACGTGCTACAGACTTAGCGTCTTCACTGTTCTCATATAGTGCATCCTGTACAACCTTAGGCTGCTTCTCTGCCCATGTATGAAACGCATCATCAGCACGAATCTCTTGAAAGTCAGGGTGCATAGAGAGTAACTCAGCTTCAGCCTTATCTCGTTTAGCAGACGCACGTAATGCTTCAATCTCTTTAAGACGCCCATCAAGATCAGCAGAGCGTTCATTAGCTTTCTTATCAGCAATAGCCTCTACGATACCTGCAACGTCTGGGTACTTCTTAGCCCATGCTTCTACTTCGTCTTCTGACTTAGGTAGTACAAGTTCATTCTTTGTAGCTGCATCAAGTTGTGACTTAAGCTTATCAAGCTGTGCTTGAAACTCTTTCTCTTTCTCTTGAGTGTGTCGCCGTAGATCACCGTAACGCTTCTTAAAGTTCTTCTCTTCTGCACTTAGATCTTCTTCTTGTGCTTCAGCTTGTGATTCTTCTTCTTGTTCGGTAACACTCTCTGCCTGAACTGTGCGCTCGACAAGCTCTTCGCTACGGGATTCCTCTTCAGCAGTTTCTTCTTCTGTTTCATCTGTCTGAATCCCTGCTTGTTTAAACAGAGCTTTTAGTTCCTCTTCATCACGTTGTACACGAGATATGTTACGATTATGGGATGCTGAGTCCGTCTGGATTGCTTCTGACATTTTCTTTCCTTATGTTGGGGCCAGCACTATTGCTGGGTAGCCTTATAGTTATTTGGTATTTAGTTATTCTCTAGTCAAAGTAGCCAGATTTACTTCCTGCTGTGCTACCCTTCTTAGTTTGTGCGCCAAGACCTGCAGCTTTGTTTTTTTCTTTAGTAGCTACTGCTTTTTCCTTTTGTTTAGCAGCTGCTTTCATCATGGCTTCATGTGCGTTATTACCACTGTCATTACCCCCGCCGCCGTTTTGTTTAGGTGTAGGTGTAGGAGCAACTACGTCATTACCTTTGCTATTTGCAATACCTGGCTTAAGAACCTTACCTGTTTTAGTATCAACGAGTACACCGTTTACATACTCCATACCGTCATCTGGTGTTAGTAGATTTGCTAATCCCTCAGTGAAGCTATTACGTGCTTTTCCGTCTTCATCAAGACCACTCAAGCGGTTATGAATAGATACCCACTTTTCACGTTCTGCACCTCTTACGTTAGGGTCTTCTAGTCTAGCAGTAGCACCCTCAAGCATCTTTTTGTTTTGATGACGCTTTGCAACAGCCATAAAGCCAGCTACAATAGGACCACCTAATACTGTGGCTAGTCCAGAGAAGCCCTTAGCTAACATGCTATTGCTTTGCTCCATTGTTTTTTCATACTGTTCAATACCTACGTCAGGGCTAGTCCAATCAATAGACTCACGTTCTTGAGCTTCACGCATCATATCTTCATGAGCAGTATTGTTATTGTCATCTGGTGCAGTTACTACACCCAGTCCTTCAGGTACGGCAGGTGCAGCAGGGGTAGTAGGTGCAGCTGCCTTAGCTGTATAACCTTCTGGAATAACAGACTGTGCTACACCATTAATAAACTGAATATACGTTATTTCTCCGTTAGGGCCAACGTACTCTTTCATCTCAATACCACTAAGATTAGATACTGGCATAGGTACGCCAGATGTGTCGCTAGTAATACCTGTAGCGGTTGTCATATCCGTTACAGCTGCAGGGAGTGTTAAACCGCCATCAGCATAACCACGCATATAACCACCCATGTTCATCATAGGTTGCTCTTCTGTTTCATCATCGACAATCTGTAGCTCTGAGATGTCAAAGGGAAGCTCGTCTTCAGCCATCTCCATACCGATAGGCTCACCACCGATGCGTCCATTAGCTTCCATATCAGCAAAGCCTCGCTTGGCTTCATTACGGATGTCCTCAAAGAACTTAACGCCAAAGAAGCGTACCACATCAGCAGGTACAACATACTCACCTTCACTCAGTTGAGCAGGGATGTCATCACGTACTTCTTCTGGCATAGAGCCAATAGGTACTTCATTGCCTGACACAGGGTCTACGTCTTCTGCTAGACCACCTATTGCAAAGGCTCTTACTGTTTGATCGTCTTCACCCTGCATCATCTCTGCGTATTGATAATCGTCCATTACAACCCCACCCTTTGAGTAGCCTTTATTAAGTTCATCAAGTGTAGGGAGATCCTTGACACCTGCAGCTTCGTTTATAGCATTAACCTCTTCACGAGATAAAACACGATTTACTTTCATTTCACCGCCAATAAGCCATTCACCCGTCATGTTGGGGTTAGTCTTATAACGGTAATGCCCCATGCTAGGCATCTCATCATTTATGTCTGCTGTACGTACATCTGGTGTACCGTCTTTTTTTATTCTCGCCTTAGAGTTAGCTATTGTTTGCCAATCTACGTCTGCAGGCATTTCTACTTCTGCCCATACCTGATCTTCTCCACGATACTTTACAGACTTACCATTTATTTTAGTTTCTGGCCCGATATGTGTGGCTATAGGAACATCACCAGCGTGCCATCCTGGCCTAGCAGCAACAGCTTTTACCGACTTAGCTTTTGATCCTTTAGGTAAAAAACCAGCCTCTATAAGTCTCTCACGAGTCTCTTGATCTGGTATCTTTATAGAATCACCCGTGCCCTTTTTGCCTGCTGTTCCTCTAGATGGTACATATTGCTTACCATTTTCTGCAGTAAATCTATAATCGGGAAAAGTAGCATCAAGCCATGTACCTGTAGGTACTTCTGTATCTGCATCAACAAAAAGAGGGTATAGCTTACCGTCTTCCCCTTTAGTAAATAATTTATAAGCTTTAACAGTTTTCTTAGGTTGCTTTGGGGCTAATCTCACATTACCAAGACCAGAACCCATAGCATTAGGATCTACCTCTACACGCTTAGCTACATCAAATACTTCTTTAGCACCCTTCTTAATGGCTTTAGCAGCAGCATCACCTAAACCGGGTACAAGTCCTACAAGAGCCGCACCACCAAGAGCACCTGCTAAATAGTAGTTAGGCTCATCTTTCTGTAGTTCATCATAGACATCTTTAGCAGCCATAGCGTCACCAATAATAGGTGTCATACTAGCGACAAAAGTACCAGCATCTTTAAAGGATACCTCTGGTATATCGACTGAAAGCTTCTTGCCCTCTGCAGCCCAACCTAAAGCTTCCTCTGTCTGGTTGTCTAAGTCAGCCATTTACTTTGTCCCTCAAGTACTTTAGTTGTCTCAGCGCTTTGATAGCACCCTGATGTCGGTATAGCTCTGCAGTATCAGAGATGTTTTCCATACTTCTATGTGTGGAAGAGATGCACCCATCAAGCTCCTCAATGAACGCATCCCATATCTGTTTATCGTTAACTAGCTTCTTAAGCGACATTACCGCTAAACCCTTGCTCACCAGGTGTTGGTGCTGTACCTACGCCTATCTGAGAGCCACCGCCACCTGAGGTGTCCTGTACGCCCTGTGGAGCCTGTCCTTCTGGTGCTGGGCCACCTTGGGGCATGTTTACACCTTCCGGTCCTGCAGGAGGCTGTACGGGAGCCTGAAAGCCTTTTAGGATCTCAGCTTGGATAGATGCGTCCTGCATAGAGTTAGTAACCTTATCGGGGTCAAGGTCCATAGACTTAGCAATCTCACGAATGATGTAGTCCATCTTAGCGAAGGGAGCTAGTACTGGGTTCTGTGCAACCTGCAAGAACTGCATCAAACGCTGTGACCGTACTTCGTTAGCCATGAGGCTCTCTGTACCAGAGGCATGTACCTCTAAGTCACCACGAATCTGGTCATCAAAGTCAAACTGCATATTGAATGAGAAGAAAGCTTTACCAAGTGGGCGAAGCAAGTAGTCATCAACGTTCTTAACTACCGTCCTAATAGAACCGTTAGCAGCAGACATAAGCATAGAAATACCAGAAGCTGTACGCCCAACACCAGATACTCCGGTTTGTCCATGAGCGAAACTAGGAAATCCAGTACTTTCATCTGCTAGTACTCGTGCCTTATCAAAGAGTTGCATGTTCTCTTGTGCTACGTTAGGGAACTTGGTGCCGAAGATTCCTTGCCCTGGAGCACCGCCCTGACGCCGGAACACCTTGCCCGGATACACAGATAAATCCTGACCTGGTACAAGGTTAGTCTCATCTACTTCAATGATAAGATTACCAGATAGTGCAGCGTTGTCAATAGCCATACGCATAAAGCCATTCATCAACGTCTGTGTGTCATCCATGTTCTCAGCAATACCTACACCAAAGAAGCTGTAAGGGTTATGCTCATAGGGTACAGCGTAGTAAGGAATACGTGTAGGTTTGAAGGGGTTAAGGACAAAGCGTAGAACTTCACCATTACATACCCATACGTTACAGT